GTGTGCCTGTTGTCATAGGAATGGACCAAGGATTGACCCCTTCTGCTGCTTTCACACAGCAAGCTCCAGACGGTACAGTTATTGTGTTTGACGAGATCTGCACAGACAACTGTTCGCTTAAAGAGTTCTGTGAAGAATATCTTTGGCCTAAGATCACATCTAAATATCCTTGGATTGTAAATAACTTTAAAGTTGTGTGTGACCCTGCTACTTCACAGCGGTCAATGAACGACGCTAAGTCTGGCATGGAGATATTGAAAGAATGTAATCTTCCTGTTAAGCTAGCTAAGACAAACAACTGGACTCCTCGCTTTGAAGCCGTTGCTCAGTTCCTTCGTTTGAAGGGTAAGTTCAAGCTTGGGCCTCAGTGCATAGCCTTAAGAAAAGGCTTTGTGTCTGAGTACAAGTACGCTGAGTCTAAGACTGTTAACGGTGTTCTCTATAAAGCATCTCCTGTCAAGAATGAGTTCTCTCACATTCATGACGCCTTGCAGTACGCAATGATGGAGTACGTACATAAGCGAGAGAAGAAGTTCTTGTTTAACACACAACGTAAATATCGTGCTGCTAGCCAGATTGGAGGCTACTAAAAATCATGACTGAAAAAGATTTTTTCGGTTCTGGAACTGTAATCGATTCTGTTGAAAACAAAGATGTACAGGACTTCCTGTCGGAAGTTTCTGACAGTATGCAGGTAGATGAAGATTCCGGTGCAGAAGATACCGAAGGTGCGCCTGAAACGCCTCAAGGTCTGGCTGCGTTTGTTCGTGAAGCGTTTGACCGATCGGACAGTGCACGTAAGACTATTGAAGAGAAGTGGTTGAATGCCCTTCGTCAGTACAAAGGTATCTACTCTCCCGAAGTTCTTGAACGTATGGATCCTCTGCGTAGTAAAGCTTTTGTTCGTATGACAAGAACTAAGGTCAAGACTGTTGACAGTCGTCTGTCTGACCTGCTGTTCCCTGCGAATGGAGATAAGAACTGGGGTATTGAGCCTACGCCACTGCCACAGTTTAACAAGAAGAAAGAAGCTGCTATCCTTGAACTTGTTTCTCAGGATCAAGGTAAGCAGGTTAGCTCTGAAGAACTCTATGTTCTTATGCATGATGAAGCTAAGAAGCAAGCTGGCAAGATGTCTAAGGTTATCGAAGACCAGCTTGCTGAGTTGAAGTACCGTGAGATTATGCGGGATGTTATGCATTCTGGTAATCTGTATGGTACTGGTATTCTTAAAGGGCCTCTTGTTTCTATTTCTGAAAACCGTCAGTACTATAAGAAGGAAAAGAATGGTGACAAAGAGAAGTGGATACTCTGTGATTATGACTCCATCACGCCCTTCATCGAAAACGTCCGCATATGGGATATCTACCCGGACATGGAAGCTACTTGCCCTTCCGAATGTAGATACATCATTCAGCGACGTAAGATGGATAAGCACGATGTCATTGGTCTCGGAAATAGATCAGACTTCAATGGAGATCTAATCTCTGCTTATGTTGCTGAGAATCCTGAAGGTGATTATCAGAAGAAGGACTTTGAAAACCAGCTTACCTCTATGGGTGATGTAATTGACAGCGGTGTTGCTGATGCTGCTCACTCTAAGAAGTATGAAGTGTTTGAGTTCTGGGGTTTTGTAGATGCTGATGATCTGAGTCAGGTGGGCGTTGAAATTCCTGAACGTATGCAAGGTCAGGTAGAACTGGCTGCAAACATTTGGGTACTTGGTAACCACGTCATTAAAGCGTCTCTCATGCCTATGGAAGGCGTTAAGTGGCCTTACTTCTTCTATTATTATGATAAAGACGAAACCTCCATCTTTGGTGAAGGTATTCCGTCTATCATGTCTGATGTTCAGGAGTTGATTAATAGTGCGTTCAGAGCTATGCTGGACAACGCTGCGATCTCTGCTGGCCCTCAGATTGAAGTAAACCTTGACCTTATGTCGGAAGACGAAGATCCTCGTGATGTCTATCCGTTTAAGGTATGGATGCGTACAGGTGAAGGAGCTGATGCTGCTAACCCTGCTATTCGTGTCTTCCAACTTCCTAGTTATACTACTGAATTTGAACGGATGATTGAACTCTTCCGCAGCTATGGGGATGAAGTTACTTCTATTCCTCGTCAGATGTGGGGAGAACCTTCTGGTGCTGCCGGTCGTACTGCTTCTGGCCTGTCTATGTTGATGGGTTCTGCAAACATTACGATCAAGGATCAGGTCAAGAACTTTGATGATGGCATCACTAAGCCGTTTATTTCTGCTATGTATCACTGGAACATGAAGTTCAACAGTGATGCTGATATCAAAGGTGACTATGCTGTTCAAGCTCGTGGTACTTCGTCTCTCATCGCTAAGGAAATCAGAGCACAAAGTCTGATTAACTTTGCACAGATCACTAACAATCAGGTTGACCTTGGCACTGTAAAGCGTCCGAGCATTATTCGTTCTATTGCAGATGCCCTTGATCTTTCTGATGACAACTTGGTGTACTCTGACAAGGAGATTGAAGTTCAGAAGCAGCAAGCACAGAAGCAAGCTCAGGAAGAACGTCAGTGGATGACCGACATGGTTGAGACTGCACGGTCTGAAGGTGTTAGCCCTGCGGCTTTGATTGACAGTCTGAAACAGCTTCGTGAAGATATGTCTCTGATTAGTCAGCCTGAACAAACGTATCCTCAGAGTTAATATGACTGATACACCACTTAACGGTAGGCGTGTGAGTTTGGAGAAAGCCTTCAGACTCACGGCCAATGCCGATCTACAAAAAAATATAGTTGCTTACCTGAAGGTTCTTAGAAGCCAACGGTACAGTAAGTTACTAAGTCCTGATAATACTGACAACGTAGACCGACTTATCGGTGAACTACGTATGGCACAAAAGCTCTTAGATGTACTGGAACTTGGGAGCGAGCCCCTTTCGGATAACTTGCTCATGAGCCAAGCCAGTTAGGACTTAGGGTATTAACCCTCCCTAACTTAGTTATAAAATATGAACGATCAGAACAACAAAGATTTCAATGAAGCCTTCGACGAACTTGCGAAGTCTTACGAAGATCCCTCTAAGGTAGAGCCCTCGTTTGATGATTTCATGAGTGAGCCTGAAGATCCTTCCGAAGAAGAAAACGTCGTGAGCCAGAATGATGACGATGAAGTTCAGCCTGCAGAAGAACTGGAGCAAGAACAAGAAGCTCCTGTTCAGAATGAACAACAGACTACTGAGCTTCCTCTGAATTATAAAGAGCTTTATGAAAAGGCAAAGCGTGACGCTGAAGCACAGAATGCTCTGTGGGCTAGCAGACTCACAGATCTGTCTCATAAGTATCAGGAGCTCAAAGAAGCAAAGAATGCGCCTGCACAGACGAAGGAAGAGCCAGATGACCTTCCTGACAATGTGAAGGAGCTCTTTGAGATTCATCCTGAAATTGCTAATGCAGTGAAAACGCTTGTTGATACCAAGGTGTCTGCTGTTAAGAAGAACGTTGAGACTGAGCTTAAGACTCGGGTTGAACCTATTCAGCAGCAGATCTTCCAGTCCGAAGCGGATAAACATTTCAGTGCTATCCGTGCTGCCCACCCTGATATCAGTGCGATATTGGACAGTGGTGATCTCTTTACTTGGATTAACTCTCTGCCTCCTGTGATGCAGAACGGTGCCAAGTATGTGTATCAGTACGGTACGGCACAGGAAGTTATTTCTCTTCTGGACGACTACAAGTCTGCTCGTGGTGTTAATAAGCCACAGATGACTAGGGCTTCTTCTACTCAGGTGCAGACAAACCCTGCGTCTGAGACTGAAGACATTGTTAAACAAGTGCTCGCTGCTATGGCAGTTCGTACTGGCAAGGAACCTATTGATATAAACAATAAGCCTAAAGCCAAGCCTCGCGAGAAGTCTTTTGACGATCTTGCTCGTGAGTATGAACGTAGCAGAAGGACGCGCTAAACTCGTTTTTGAAACTAGGAATTATATCTAATGGCTACTCCGAATACTATCATGCATACTGGTGCTACCAGTTCTTCTACTGATGGTACTCTTAGCACGATGGCTAATGTCTATGTCGTTGCTAAGATGCTCATCCGTGCTCTTCCTTACCTTGTGTTTGAAAAGTTTGGTCAGGCTTATCCTCTGCCGACCAAGAGCACGAAGACCGCTAAGTTCCGTCGCTTTGAATCGCTTGATGCCACGCCGAAGGAACTGACCGAAGGCGTTACGCCTACTGCTCAGACCTTCTCGGTTACCGACATTGAAGCCACTGTGCATCAATACGGTAACCTCGTGACCATGACCGATGTTCTGCTCGATACCAACGACTCCCCTGTTATGGAACAGGTTACGCAGATCGTGGGTGAACAGGCTGCGGAAACTGTTGAAAACATGCGTATCGGTGTTCTGCTTGGCGGTTCCAACGTTGAGTATGCGAATGGCGAAGCCCGTAGTGACGTGAACACGCCTATCACTTTGCCTCTGCAGCGTCGTATTACGCGTAAGCTGAAGAACCAGAAGGCTCGCTTCCTGACCGATAGCATTAAGTCCACGCCTCGTTTCTACACTGAATCCATCTCTCCCTGCTTCGTGGCTGTCTGCCATCCCGACTGTGAAGCTGACATCCGTTCGATGCCTCACTTCCAAGACGTGAAGGACTACGGCAACACGTCTCCGTGGGAAAATGAAATTGGTGCTGTTGAAGGCGTGCGTTACCTCTTCACCACTCTGATGAAGAGCTGGCCGGATGCTGGTGGTGCTAAGACGAATGCTGCTGGTGACACGATGGTTTCTACCACCGGTACCACGGCTGACGTTTATCCCATCCTCTTCCTTGCGAAGGATGCCTATGGTCTGGTGCCCCTGAAGGGTGCTGAGTCCCTGACTCCGGTGATCATCAATCCTTCTCATACTGAGTCTGACCCGCTCGCTCAGCGTGCCCACGTTGCTTGGAAGACCATGCAGACCTGCGTGATTCTCAATCAGGCTTGGATGGTTCGCGCTGAAGTCGCTTGCACCGACTACTAAGCCTTGTCCATATGGGGAGAACAACTACTCTTGGGGGGTTCTCCCCTTTCTCGTATCTAGCTCTGCTACACCTAGCTCTACAAACTAAATTTAAGGTATATTCTTTATGGCTAACATTCCTGTTTTTACTGACACCGATCTCAACTCTGCTTCTGACATGCAGGTTCGGGATATGCTTTTTGAACGTGGTCTGCACATTCCGTTGACGGAAGACAACAAGCTTATTCGTAAGCACGCTATTCGACTGTTGATGGACTGGAGACAGGATCACGCTAGTATGAACGAGAATGCACGTAAGTGTCGGGTTATCTTTCATACGTCTTCTAATCCTTCTGCTGGCCCTTATGTGTATGCTTCTGTGAACAGTAAGAACTTCCAAGCTCCTTATGGCAAGGAAGTAATTGTTCCTGAGTACATGCTCCGTGAATGCATTGACCGTGCGTACACTACGTCTTATCAGACACAGCAGGATGAGTTCGGTCGGCAGTCTACTGTTGAAGTTCACATTCCTACGTATCCCTATACGTTTCTTGGCTATGTCGAGGAACAGGTTGATGGAACGGAAGAAGTGGTTCCCACTCCTGAACAAGTTGGTAAGATGGAAGCTGACGCTCTTGACGTTCAGCTGGTGATGCCTGTAAAGCGTGGACCCGGTCGTCCGCGAAAGAATTCTGTCAATGTTTAACTAATAAGGATTAACATGTCTATAGACACTGTTAAGCTTCTTTATGGTGATGTAGATAATACTCGATTCACGAATGCTCAGTACACTGCTTTTAGAACTAATGCTCTTCACTATTTGTACGTTCTTCGCCCTGACTTGTTTTGTAAGTCTGTGAGTGTACCGCTTACTAAAGATGCTGCAGGATTGTCTACAGTCAGTGTGCCTACAGGAACTGACTTCATTAAGTTTAAAGGTCTTATTAAAGATACAGAAAATACCTTCCCTAGGCTAGTGGATTACATTGAAGCTGTTGCTAAGTATCCTACTTGGGGTAGGGAGACAGGTGCTACTATTCATGACATTACTGAATACACTGTAGATATCCTTGATAGACTTACGTCTCTGTACTTTGATAAGTTTGTTCCTGACGTACAGGCTGTGCTTGAAGTAAGTGATCCGTCTTTGACGATTACGGTATCTCCTTGGCTTGATGAAGCCCTTGACAAGTACGTTCTGTACTTGGCTTACTCTTCTGACAGTACTTCTCAGCAAGACCAAATGCTTGCTCAGCAGTACCTGCAAGAGTTCACGACTATGGTGTCTATGCAACGTCCTATGACGATGCAGGATAAGTCTCCGTATCCTATGCAGACACTTGCACGACAGGCTGATACTCCTGCACAAGGAGGTTCTGAATGATTCCTATTTCTGACTTCTTCCTGCATGTCTACCCTGACGTTGTGGGTTGCCCCGAGGCGTACATTAAGGATGCCATTAGAGCTTCAGTTATTGAGTTCTGTGATAAGTCTATGGCATATGAACAGGTATACGTTTGCTCAGACCTTGAGAAAGGTCAGAGTAAGTACGCTCTGAATTACATCAGTTCTGATCTCACTATCGCTCAGCCTCTTACGGTGATCATCGCTAATTGTGGTGACGATTCT